TATCACAGATTAGGTTAAGTCCTAAAGTTGGCGATTTCTTTATATTTCCATATACATTGGTACATACTGTTTATCCGTTTAGTGGTACAGACCAAGTAAGAAGAACATTATCATACAATTGTGATATAGTACCTAAAGTAATGGTAAAAGCAAAATAAAGGAGATAATATGGATAACGCAGGAAGATATACGGCAGAACATACACTAATGGATGCCAATTTAGAGATTGCTAATCTAAAACATCTATTGGTAGTTGCCGAAGATAAGATAGAGAAGTTAGAAAAAGAGAATGCCAAATTAAAGAAATCGGTAGAGTTTCATCAATTGGATCCAGATTTATTGGCATTAGACATTGGCAAAATTGAAGATAAATCTTTACTCAATTCAGATGATGAAGAACCAAATAATAATTCATACTAATGCTTGACAAGGGTCAAGTTTTATGTTATAATAAGATATATGCAAAAGAAAAATAATTACTTTCTTTTTATAGTGCAAGGAAGAAACCTTTACCAGAGGGTTGAACTTGACAGTTTAGGGGTTGTCCCCAGGTTTGTAACTTTACCAGTTATGAATCACACTCTCGACAGAGAGAAACTGGTTGATGGCGTTTAGGACATGGTATCCGGTCGCTATCTTGTGGGTAAATCCATAGTCCCACCTATTTCGCATATAAATAATAATGTCGAACAATACAGACACATACGAATATAATAATACATACAAGGAGATAATATGAATACAAGTATTGCGGCCCTAAAAAGGTCAAAGTCTAATCTAGACACACTAATAGGCGAACTATCTAAAGTTGCCGAACCTCAAAAACAAAAAAACTCATATCAAGATGATAGATTCTGGAAACCAGAACTAGATAAATCTGGTAATGGTTATGCTGTATTGAGATTTTTACCAGCAGTTAAAGACGAAGATTTACCATGGGCAAGATTATGGTCTCATGCATTTCAAGGTCCTGGTGGCTGGTTTATTGAGAACAGTTTAACAACACTTAACAAAAAAGATCCAGTTAGTGAATCAAATAGTTTACTATGGAACTCTGGCGTTGAGGCAGACAAAGAGATTGCAAGAAAGAGAAAGCGTAAGTTATCTTATATTGCAAATGTCCTAGTTGTTAGTGATTCTAAACATCCTGAAAATGAAGGTCAAGTAAAACTATTTAAATTCGGTAAGAAAATCTTTGATAAGATTACTGAAGCGATGAAACCTGAATTTGAAGATGAGAAACCTATCAACCCATTTGATTTCTGGGAAGGTGCAAACTTTAAACTGAAAATCAGAAAAGTTGATGGTTACTGGAATTATGATAAATCAGAGTTTGATAGTCCATCAGCAATCAAAGACAATGATGAGGCAATCGAAGGAATATGGGATAAACAGTATCCCCTAAAACCATTTCTTGCACCCGAGAACTTTAAATCATATGATGAGCTTAAAGCAAAACTTGACAAAGTTTTAAGTGGTGTAAGAAGTACTGGCACGGCAGAAGATGTTGCAATCCCACCGTCAACACCGAAACCAAGTCCAGTTGTAGCAGAAACAGTAGATACACCTACGCCACAAGTTGATGAGGATAGTGATGAAACATTATCTTATTTTAGTAAGTTGGCAGAGGAAGAGTAATCTCTCCACCTGTTTTCTCTATATTGGGGTTAGGAATTGAGTTTCTAACCCCTTTTTAATATAAATATTAGATTATATTATGATGAAGTTTGAGATATCAAAAATAAAACATAAGGAGTTTTTATGTGGAAATCAATAACGGACGCTATTAGTAATGTAACAGGAGTTGCAATTTCACTAATAGGATTATCAGTTGCATTAGAAGTAGTATTTGGCTCTGCCGTACCATTTCTTTCTTTAGGTGTTATTAATAACATCTCAGGAATCGTAGCTGACCTAGGATCACAAGGTCTTATAGGACTTATTACCCTAGGTATTTTATGGGCACTTTGGAAAAAGTAGTCTTTCACTAGAATTTATATTAACAAAGGGGTCTTTATGACCCCTTTTTTTTAGCATAAATAGGAGTATGGATTTATTTTTTACATTACTCATTGAATTTGGTTTGCCTGTAGCAGCATCTGCTGTCATGGGACTTTTTATTTACATCATTCTCAAATACATATTAGGATCGGTAATCGGTCAAGTCAAAGGTATGCACGGCATTATTATGGGATTAGATAATAGAATTAAGACAATGAATAATGACATGATTAAATTAGATTTACTGATGTCCCATGCCCTAAAACTTCGACCAGATGAAGATAGAATTTCTAGAGCAGACGGTAAGGTAGACGCTAGGAAAGACTAATGGACATTGTTGAGATACTAGACAAATATGGTTTTGCCACATTAGCGGCAGTTGCTATGGGATACTTCATATTTTTCATTTATACTTTTATAACAACAGAAATAAAAGTAAAATTAGGTGAAGCAAATGGTGTACTCATAGGTCTCATAGATAGAATTAGAATGTTAGATAATGACCTCATCAGGTTGAGGTCAAAATTGAATACAGTATTGGAGATAAGAGAAAATGAACAAAGGAATGACAAGTCAAAAGAATCAAAGAGAATATCTAAGACACCTGAAAAATAGTGGTCTTATAATCGGTACAGTTATCATAGTATCGTTCCTAATAGTTGCAATATTAGATTACACCCTATTATAAATATAAGTATGAAAACACTATTAAACATAGTGTTAGTATCATTTTTTTATGTGTTATTGGTGGGTCCTAACACTCTTACAGCAAGCGAATTAGTCCATGGTTTCAGCAATCCATCCTTTAGTGGGAGTGGGTATTCTAGTCATGTTTTATCTATTGAACAATTACAACACAATAGAGAAAAAAATGCAAAAGATGATGCTAAATCAGCGGCAGCGGCTGCTACACGAGCAGAAAACAATACTACGATCAATAAATTTATAAAGAATGTTGAGAGTAGAATTTATGCTAACTTATCAAAACAGTTAGTTGACAATATGTTCGGTACTTCATGTACAGGTACCTGCCCAACAAGTGGTACTGCTGAAGTAGAAGGTTCTACAATCTATTGGGTAAAAGATACATCAACAGAAATTATTACATTGACAATAACTGACCCGACAGGTAATGTTACTACAATGTCAGTCCCATTAGGCGACTTTCAATTTTAGGATTTAGTATGGACATTTATACAGGATTAAAGATTATAGGATTGCTATGCCTTTTAACAGGTTGTGCTTCTAATAGTCAAAATAATATTAAGACAGGTGCAGAACCTTACATAGAGGGAACATCAACAATTGAAAGATTGAGGGAGATACCTGATTTAGATAATCAACCTCAAATAACAGTTGCAGTTTATTCGTTTACGGATCAGACAGGACAAAGAAAACCTAGTCCTAACTTTTCGCAGTTATCAACAGCAGTAACACAAGGTCCTGATGTATGGGTTATATCTGCTTTAAAAGCAGTGAGTGATGGTGATTGGTTTAAAGTTGTTGAGAGAAAAGGTTTAGGTAACCTAATTAAAGAAAGACAATTAATTAGGTCAACAAGAGAATTATATGATGGAGAAACACAAGCTTTGAATACTTTAAAACCACTAGTCTTTGCAGGACTAATCATAGAAGGTGGTATCGTAGGATATGATAGTAATGTTACGAGTGGTGGTATTGGTGCAAGATATTTTGGTATTGGTATTAAAGAACAATATCGCACAGACCAAGTAACAGTTTCCTTGCGAGTTGTTGCCGTGCAAACAGGTGAGATATTACTATCTGTTTCAGCATCAAAAACAATTGCAAGTTATAGTCAAGGTGGCGATGTATTTAGATTTTTAGATTTAGGTACTAAAGCACTAGAGTTTGAATCAGGAAATGCTACAAACGAACCAGTTAATTATGCCATAAGAAGTGCAATAGAATATGCTGTATTGCAGATGGTGTATGAAGGTGTGAATAAAAAATTATGGAAAATGCAAGGCGTGAATAAGATACATTTAGAAAAGGAAAGAAAGTAAAATGAAAAGTATAACTAAATTAGTTATGTTTTTGATGATGTTTATAACGCCAGTAATGGCAAATGATATCTATGTAACCCAATCTGGAGCAACATTAACTTTAGATGTGTTACAAGACGGACAGAATAATACAATAGGTAATAGTACCACAGCGTCAACTGTAACAGGTGCTACATCTAACTTTAACATTGACCAGATTGGTAATTCAAATGTTATAACTTTTGATATTAATGGTGCTAACTACACAGGTGTTTTAAGTACAACTGGTAATAGTAATAACATTGATTTCAATTGTGATAGTGGCGGAACAGTTAGTTCATGTGCCACAGTTACGGCGTCAATTATTTGGGTAGGTTCTTCAAACGA